TTGCGGCAACAGTCGGTCCGATTAATTTTCCTAAAACAAATGATCCAGCAGTAACGTTAACGTGCGGTACGCCACGACCACTTGAATCAAGTGCTACTAATGAACCTGAAGTGACAGTATCGTTGAAATACAACTTTCTAATTCCACCGATAGCTACAGGGATTGCTCCAGTAGTATCTAGAACTGTGTCTGTTGTAATACCGATTGGCGCTTTACTTGTAGACGCTGGATACTTTACAGTATCAGCAGTGCCAGTAAGATTAGCAACACCACGGTAAGCCGATAACGTCGATTGTACTTTAAATGATACAGGTGCGATATGACTCATAGTTTATCCTTTCTTATTTTTTAAAATTTCTTTTAATGCGACAGAGTAGCTAACTTTATTTTTGTCAGCATACTCTTGAGCTAATTTATCAATCTCTTGCTCGGTGCTAGCTTTTTTAGCTGCATCGTTTGATGAATTCTCTTCGAAATTAACATCCTTAGCTGATTGATATAATTTTAATACTTCTTTTAACGCCTCTTCTTTTGAAACTTTTTTATCGCCAACGCTATAGTCCTTTTTTACTGGACCTAAAATTTCCTTTACAATTGGCTCCATTGCAGGAGTGCAAAGCTTTTCTGCTTTTAGATCAGCTACGAATTTTTCAATACGCGCCTCTTCTAACTTTTTAGCGTTTTCAATTTCACGGGCTTCAGCTTCTGCTTTAAACTTTTTTAAATCAGCAAGCTCTTTTTCTGCGGCTTCAGATGCTTTTTTAATTACATCTAATGCTTCATTTGTTTTTTTAAGCTCTTGCTCTTTTTCGTTTAAAGAGAACTCAAGCTTGATTTCTTTTTCTGTTTTTTCCATATTATCCCCTTTCGCTTCGGTCTCTTTAGAGCCGAGTTTAAATTCTGAAATGTTATCAATAATCAATTTATCGTAAGTGCCTGTGTATTTTTTGTATTGCGCCATTATATCATTAAGGTTCATTACTCCTGGAGTGTTGGCACCTAGTAAAGCAATAGCGCCAACCATTCGACGGTAAATTTGTTCGCCAACCTTAATGTTCCAAGATATTTCACAAGAAACTTTTCTATAAGCTTTTTTAAGAATCAATTCATAAATTTTTGTTGGAATGTCAGAGAAATCAGCAAGTAATTTAGAACCTGAGACGTAAAGATTCTCGACCCAACCAGCGGCGGGAAGACCGTCCGATTGTATAAGCTTTTGACTGTCATCGTGTCCAAGCTTTAAATAAGGTCGAGCACCTTTATGAGTCTCGTTAAAAGCCTTAACCATTTCGTTAAGGTCGTCAAGTGTATATTCGTCACCATTCCACTCGCCTACTGAAAAAACTTCTACGCCACTTATTTTATTCATTTGGTTGAGAATCCTTTGCCTTTGTAATAATTAAAATGTAGGTAGGTATTCATGAGAGACACAATAAGAAAACAAATAGAGCTACATTTTGGAATGACATTTGACGAATTAATAATAAAACGACATTGGGGAAAAAATGAATCAATAAATAAGCTTGCAAAAGAAGCTGGTGTTTCACATACGCCTTTTATTAGGTTAGCAAAACTAACTGGGATTAAGTTGAGAACACATTCTGAAGCATCATCAATAAGCATGTCTAATGTTAATAACAATGACCCTAATTTTCGAGAGAAAAGAGCTAAGACACTATCAAAAACGTATGCAAATAAACTGCATCCACAAGAAATTATGTTTAAAAAGTTCTTAGATAAATTAAATATAAAATACATTATGCAAGAACCAATTGGACCATACAATATGGATTTTTTCTTGCCGGATAAAAAACTTTGTATCGAAGTTGACTCTCCATACAAATGGGGAAATGAAAGAAAAAAGAATGCACTAGTAAGAGACAAATATATAAAATCAAAAGGCTTTAAAGTTTTAAGACTTAATAAAGTATTTTTGCCTGAAATGTTAAAGATAGTAGAGCTTATCATTTCCTAGAAAACCCCTTACCTAAATTTTCACTAATAAAAGTGTCAATGTCTTTTGATCCTACCTTTGTATCGGCTTTATATTCTTCATACTTAGTAATAGGAATTAACGTGCTACGGCAATTAAAGTGGCATGGTGGAATAACTTCCTTACCAGCCTCGAATATTTTACCGTCAAGACCTGCGCATATATCCGAAGTTTGACCATCTAAAATTGCACTGTATTGGTATGCCACCACCACTCCAGATTCATTAAAGAAATCTACCCGTGCATTATTCATAACTTCGGTGTGCTTAGTTCTAGCAAATCTATCTAACTGTGTTTGACTTAACTGCATTAGTTCATTTGTGAGTATGTCTTGAATAGTAGCTAGTGATTTACCGTCTTTGATAGCAGCTATTAATTCAGCTCGAACACGCTTTAAAATTGTATATTCATAGTCACCAATAAATTGAAATGTTTCCGATTCAATAATTTCTAAAAATTGGTCATTTGCTATTGATTTAGCATAAACACCTTTTAATATTTCACTAGACGCTTGTGATTTTGCATCCTTATACAATTGAATAAACGATGATTTAAGAATTTGTTTCAATTCTTTTTTGTATTTCAAATTAAGTGATTCAATGCGGTCTACTTTTTGACCTTGTACTATTTTCTTTTTGTCGATTTGGTCAAATAGGTCATTTACCATTTTAGAGACTACTGGAGCCATTTCATTAATTATGGACTTATCGTAATCATCTAACTTTGCTTTCATTGCTTTAAAGTCTACTTTTTTATAATACTCACCTGGTGGCACCTTGCCTTTAGCAAATTCTTTTTTCTTCTCTGGTTCTTTTTCTTCTGACTGCTCAGACTGTTCTTCCTCTTCTTCCTGTTCTTCCTGTTCTTCCTTAGATTCCTTTTCCTCGACCTCTTCCATCTCTGGATCTTCAGTTTTGTTAGGATCTTGACCAGGTATTAATGAAGGTGGCGCAATTTTTTCTAAAACATCGCCCTCTGGAAACTTAACCAATTTTCTAAAGTGATTAATCTCTTCAGGGTTTGGCTTAAACGCATTACCATTAACAGCACCAAGCCATATTTTTGCATACTCAACAGCTTCAAAATCATTAAGTGGCTTAAAGCAATATTTAGGAGGGTTTTTTAAGAAACCAAAGTTGTAATTAATAATAGGAATCGCAAGCTCACGATTAATTACAAGCTCTAACGCTTTTCGTCTGCGCTGGATATGTTTAAAAAACAATCCCATTTGTTCTTTACCTAAAGCAAGCGAACCACCACCAGTCTCGCCACCAGTAAAGCCTAATAAATCAGGAATAAATAAAGAACGACCAATTACCATATTGAAAAAATGAAGCGCTTTTGTGTAAACCTCGCCAGAGCTTGTGGTTTCCAAAAACTCTACTTCAATTTCTTTTGGGATAACTACTGTGGTCTTAGATTGAAAACTTTTCAGTGCGTTATATATAAAATCAATCGCTTTCTTTGGCGCATTTTTATCGTATCGCCCCACAGGAATTGGGCTTGCAGCCTTTTCCATAAAGATTGCATACCATTTTATAATCTGTTTTTTGGTAAACCATGCTAAATAAGCAGTTCTTAAATCACTATTCCCATAAGGGTTTTGAAACTTTGGGTCATTTACTACATGAATAATGCTTTTAGGATTAACATCAAGATTGCCCATTGAAGTAATCTGTTCATACTTAGTAATTGCGCCCTTATCATCTTGGTGTAAACGCCATGAATTAGGATGGCGAGTTCTTAATCCCTTAATTCCGAGCATTTGGTTTTCTTTTATTTCAAATATCTTTTCGGTAATTGAAAAACCAAATTCGTAAGATGTAAGAATCTCTTCTAAATCAGATTCGAAATCTCCACCGTATTTTGAAGAAAATGCTTCATTTAAAAAGTCGCAGATTTCTTCTTGTTCTGAATCGCCTGGTTTAAAATAACCACCGTCGCCTATTATAAGATCTTTTTTCAAACGCAAACAGACGCTTACTTGGTCATCTTTGGCCATTGACTCATAAATGGAGTAATCACCAGTTTTTTGCCAAATATCGTCTGGATTGTAAGGCGGCTTGTATGAGTCACTTACTAGAGGTGATCTAAAATAAGTAGTCTCTTCAAAATTATTATACTCATCTACTATCGGATTTCTAGATAATTCTGATAGTGGGATAGGTAATTTATTTTCTTCTGCCATTAATTATGTACCTTGGGTTTAATTAGATTCTTATTTTCGACGAAATATCGTCGTAGACTGATAATGGATTTTCTAAACAAATTTGTAGTGCGATTGCAGACGCCGCGATGCAGTCGTCATTTTTTCCGTCGGATGCTTCAAGCTTTCCGTTGTTATCGACAAGTGTCAAGCATTCGTTAAGTATTTCTTTATCATTCACAATCATATTGTCATCATCTATGGCATCTACAAAGCGATTAAATATTATCGGTCTAGTAACAGAATTAGTCACCCAGCCTGGACGCTCGTCTTTTTCGTTAACCCATATAGCAGGATAATTTTGCAGTTCGTCAAGAGCTAACAAAACAGCATGTCCATGGTTGTTTCTCTCTACTGCTAGAATTGGATAACCTTTTGATGGGCTTGAGTAATACTTACCTACTTCGGTCAATTTTTCTGCAAATACTGAAGGCTTAAATTGACCTCTTATTTTTGCTACCACTTCAAGTTCGCTGGTTTCCATAACTACACCGACTGACCAATCTTTTCCTACACCCTCAGCAGGATCAGCACCAATTATGTAGGTTTTAGTCTTGTCTGGTATTTTGTAAATCTTTAACCATCCCTTGTCTAAAACTGGACCTTGGCAACGATCTATTTTTTTTCTTATTTCAAATAAATCGAAAATCGCATCACCACTAGATAGAAAACAAGTGGTGTCATCCTCTGGGTATTCCTGCTCAAATGTAACTAATGTTTTATCAAATGATGATTTTTTTAATTCTGCCTTTTTAAATCTACGAAATGCAATCTGCTGTGGCGTTATTGAAATACCATAATTATTTTTAGCTTTAAAAAGTAATTCTTTTTCATCATCTGTAAGTATTATTTTTTCGCTAACAGGCAATTGATATTCTTTAAAAATAAACCATGGGTAAAATAGCTTTTTATAAGGCTGTTCGGTGTCGTTCCACATATCGTAATAATAATTAGCCACGCCGTTTGCAGTAGTCTCTAGTGTTATTTTGCCAGTTAATGGCACCGTCTGAAGTG